GAATTATGTCAAGGGTATAAATACACAGAAGCCATTACAAGTAGCCAGGGCTGTTATTGATATTTTAAGAGAGCAGAAAGAAAAAATTGAGAAACTTGAAAAGAGAGAAGAAAAGATTAAAAGGGAAATATCAAGGTTAAAGCAGGCTTTTTCTGCTGTTGGTATTGATGAAGAGAAGTCTCATGAACATACCTTGCAATATGGTGAGGATTTCATGAATATGATTAAATTATTTAACGCTATAAGGGAAAATCACGAGCTTTTGCTAAGATTTGAATATTATCTATCCGAAATAGCCCGGAATCTGCCAGACGAGGAATATTAATATGTCGAACAACAAAAAAGATATAATAACTAAAAAAGATTTTAATAAATTTGAAAAAAATGTATTTAAAGTTGGGCTATCCTAAAAAAATGCTAAAAATGCATCAGGAGGGGTAATATGCCGGACAGAAGGAGTGCCAGAAGGGCTCTAGGGCTTAAAGGTATTCCCAGAGACTGCTATCACACCTGGAAGGCTGTTGACGAGGACGATAAATTCAAAAAACAGGGCAAATTTGAGGTTATGCGAATTAAAGAGAAGTGTGTCGAGTGCGGTAAAACCCAGGTAAGAAAGGTGAAAAGGAGGTTATAGCATGGCTAGAAAAGGCGGGAAACATATAAAGCCAAAGTACGATATAGAGAAGATGGCCGAGTTTTTGGAGGATAAACGGGAATTATCATCAGAAGACGAGAATGTTCCCGATTACCGCCAGGATTTCTTCGATATGTACACCATTATGAGGGAGTCTAAAGCTGCCGAGGAGCTTAGACCCCACCAGGTCGCCTTTTTAGCTGCCTATGCTATCTTAGGCAATGTCAGCCAGGCTGCCAAATGTACTGGCATCAGCCCTAATACCCCCAGTGGTTGGTATGATGATGAAACTTTTATGAAGTATTACGAGCTAGCCGACCAGGCACACTCCGATTACCTTATCTCAGAGGCCCAGAGAAGGGCAGTAGAGGGCTATAAGGAGCCTCAGTTTTATCAGGGCGAAATAGTGGGCTATAAGCGTAAATTCAGTGATAATCTCCTCATGTTCCTGATTAAAGGAAAGATGCCCGAAACATTTAGAGAGCATTCCACCGTTGAAGTTCAGGGTAATGAGGATAAGCCTATCAGGATAGAGTTTGTACCCCCTGATATGAATGAGCAGCTGGACACAACAGTAATAGAAGCCGAAGCAGAGGAAGTGGACTAAAATGGCGTTAAATTTCACCCCTTCCGTGCACCAGGGTGCGAATGTGTTAAAAAAACGGAGGGAAGATAAAAAAAATACCGGCCAGAGGGCCCAGATAAAGTGGCTGCCACAGAAACGACAGCTAACTTTCCTCAAAGCCTGCGGTTTATCCTTTCCTTTTAGGTACTATATTGACGAAAACAAGGAAGGTTTGCCCAAAATATTTAAACGGCCCGATGAAGAGATGCCAGATGGTATTCATGAGCCTAAAGCTAAAGTTATCGGATATGGAGGAGCAGCCGGCGGAGGAAAAAGTGATGCCCTGCTAATGTCCCTATTTGCCGGCATATTAGCTAACCCTGGGGCTAAGTGCGGTTTCTTCAGGCGTGAATATCCACAACTGGAAGGTTCCGGCGGTGCTATCATGCGGTCTAAGGAGATTTTTACTGATTTTCCCGGTGCTAAATGGAACGGCACCCAAAGAGCCTGGACTTTCACCAGCTTAAATAACGGCCTAATAACATTTAACCACCTAAAACAGGAAGACGACATATATAACTACCAGAGCCAGCAGTTTGACTATATAGCCTTCGATGAAGCCACCCAGTTTCTCAGAAAACAGTATAGATACCTTGTAACCAGGCTGAGAGCTACTGTTAAAGGCGTTTTCCCTATCTTCATGCTGGCGACAAACCCCGGAAATATCGGACATGCCTGGTTTAAAAAGGAATTTATTGAAATAGGCCCACCAGAAGAACCCCACACGGTTATGGTGGAGCAAGACCCACCAAGATACGAAAAACATATCTTCATACCAGCCTACCTTGACGATAATATCATTTTAGAGGACAGAGACCCCTCATACAGGAGTAATCTGGAGAACCAGGACGAAGTTACCCGAAAAAGGCTCCTAAGAGGTAACTGGGATATACATTCAGGGCAGTTTTTCCCGAAGTTTTCCAGAGCTATACATGTTGTTGAGCCGATAGAGATACCCCATTACTGGAAAAGATTTATCACAGTGGACTACGGCCTTGATATGGCTGCCGTTTACTGGATAGCCCTCAGTGATATGGGGTTTTATTATGTTTACAGGGAGCTTCACCAGCCGAATATAGCACTTTCTGACCTGGCTGATAGAATATTAGAGAGAATGAAGCCGCCTGAACGAGAAATGATAAATTATATCGTTATTCCCCCCGACTTATTTAACACAAGAAAGCAGGAAACCGGTAAATCAGGCCGGCAGATACTGGTTGAGAACGGTCTCAGCGGTTATGGCATGAGAATGGCGGATAACAGGCGAGTAGAAGGCTGGAGAGTCATGAGAGAGTACCTGAAGCCGATAGACGACCCGTTCCATGATGGCGATGGAGAGCCCGATAAGGTGGCAAGGCTGCTGTTTTTTAGAGGACATGTTCCCAAAATTATCTCCCATATACCTATGCTCCAGCACGCTGAGCTTGATGCTAATGATGTGGAAAATGAACCCCACCATATCACGCACGGGCCTGATAGTATAAGGTACTTTCTCATGTCGAGACCACCACTTAAATCTCTCACCGACAAGCAGAAGGAGAAAATCTGGAAGCAAAGACGAAAGAAAACAGAACCGCTGTATGAAGAAACAGGATATTAAGGGGCCTATTATATGACAAAAATTAAAGCTGATTACCGCAAAATCAGAAGGAAAAGAGCCTATAAGACGGAGGTCAGGTGCCGTAAATGCGGGCGACTTCTCTTTAAGTTGTCGGATAGACCCAAACTTAAACAAAACATAGAAATAAAGTGCAATTCTTGCAAAAAATTAAATTACCTTTGACAGGATAATATGTATAATGTTACAATTATGGTGAATACTTATACAATTTATTAAGAGGTCGGCCAACCAATCACTCTCCACCTGGCCTATAAAGAGAACCCTCTCTGTTAATTCAGAGGGGGTTCTCGCTATTTTAAGGAGGTTTAATAATGCCAATACAGCCACAAGCTCAAGGAATGGGAGCCCCTCAAGGTATGCCACAGGGGCCTGCTGCTGCACCACCACCACCGACAGAAGGGCAGCCACCGCCAGAGGACATACAGATGATAGAAATGATGTCTCAGGAAATTTCTAACATGGAAAGAACTGACCTGGAAGAATTAGCGATGGGGTTGTTAATTGAAATCCAGAATATGGCTGCACCGCCTCAAGGGGGTCAAGCTCCGCCAGGAGGTATGCCACCAGGAGGTATGTAAAATATGGCACTGGACAGAAGGGTATATGAGCAGGAAAACTTAAATCAGGAGCTCAGGTCGCTGTTTAACTATTTCGACAGCTACCGCAAACAGTATGAGGATAAGGCTATCGACTGGTATAAGCAGTTTGTTGGCTATATTGAGGATAAAGAGGAGAAAAAGTCTGAGGGTAAGTCTAATCTTCATATACCGAAGACCTACGAGATACTTGATACAATAAGAAGCCAAATAGTTATGTCGTTTTTTGACAAAAGGCCCTATGTTCATTTTTCTGCAATGCCACAATCTGCTGGTAACATACAGCAGATAATGACGAGCAAAGACAAGGCTGATATTGCTTCGGCATTTGTCGATGAACAGCTGGAGAAGAACAATATCAGGTCAACATTCTATGATTTTGTTACCAGTATGCTGATATTTCCGGCAGCATTCATGGGCGTGGGCTGGAGATATGAAGAAAAAGAAATAAGGAAGAAAACTAAGGTTCCTATCGTTAACCAAATCGGGCAGTACACCGGCCAGTGGGGTTTTCAGGAGATTGAACAGCTAGAGACCCTCTGGGATGATAACGAAGTTTTTAATATTGACTTTTTCGACTTCTGGGGTGACCCTGACGCCACCACTATAGACGACTGCCGGGGAGTTTTTCACCGGGAGTGGGTAACTCTGGAGGAGTTAGCTAATCGCTTAGAATTACTGGAGAGGATTGGCACAGGTATTATTTATCCTGTGGACTTTGAAAAATTATCTGAGAAAAGGAAAGGTCAGGAAGGACGGCAAAAAAGACTGTCAGCTGTGGGAATACAGGCCAGTGGGTTTGACCCTTACTCCAGCACCGATGATTTTGACCTTGAGAAAAAAAGAGAGGTAGAGCTGCTCCATTACTGGGAAGATGATAGACATGCCATCTTAGTTAATAGAGATAAGGTTATTTATGACGGGCCCAACCCCTACTGGAGACATCACAAAAAACCGTTCATTAAGGCTGCCTATGACCAGTTGCCTAATGAATTTTACGGTTTATCTGCAATACAGGTAATCCACTACCTGCAAAAAGAGATAAATACCATGCACAACCAGCGAATGGACAATGTGAACTTCCTTATCAATAATATGTGGCTCAGAAGACATGGCTCCGATATTGACGACGACCAGCTGGTTTCTCGACCTAACGGCATTATTGATGTTAATTCTCCTGATGATTTACAGCTTTTAGAAAAACAGGAGATACCAGCATCAGCCTTTAACTCCGAGCAAAAGCTTAATATGGATATTGAGAGGGCGTTGGGAACTCCTGCTAATGTCAGGGGAGCTGAATCCGGAAAATCACAAACAGCGACTGAGGCCAGCATAACTGCCGAGTCAGCAGGTGCCAGGTTTAACGCTAAGATAGCACTGTTTGAGGAGATGGGAATAAAGAGATTAGCTAAGTTAATGGATTTAAACAATCAGCAGTTTATCAGCGATGTCAGGGCTGCCAGGGTAAATCCAGAGGACAGAGACTCCTGGCAAACAGTACGGCCTGATGATTTGATAGGCGAGTTTGATTATTCGCCAGCGACATCATCTGTCGAAGCAGCTGCCAACAAAGAGCTCAGGAGAGAGCAGCTTACCGAGATACTGGGCTTCCTGATGCAGGCTCAGGTACCGTTCATCAATTACCAGAAGATTGTCGAAGAATGGCTCTCTGAATTTGATATAGATAATCCTGAGAGGTTTATGATACCTGCCGAAGAGTACGAAATGATTAAACAGCAGGTCTTGCAGGAAATCTCGCAGATGGCCGGAACAGAAGCTATGCCCGATGAAATATTTATGCAAGCAGGACAGGGAGGACAGCTAGGGGCAGCACAGATACCTTCCCCCCACAGACAAGGAGGTATGGCAGCTGACGGTACTCCTCAGCCCCAACCAGCAGGTAATAGAGGGGGTGCATAATTATAAATAAAGACCGGGAAGAGAGAATATTATTGCAGGGCAAAAAAAAAGAAGCTCTGGGAAGTCTGGCAGATAGCCCCGGCTGGATATTTTTTAAAAAGATGCTGGAAGAGAAGAAAAAGGCAGCAGAAAGCACTCTTTTAAGGGCTGACCCGAATAACTCGACGGAAATAGCCAAATTACAGGAGAGAGTTTCTTTGTTGGAGGAGATAATCGAAAAACCAGAAATTTATCTAAATAAATTACAATCGGAGGTTAAATAATGAGTGAAATATTCGGCCAACAGAAACGGCCCGATAAGGATAACCGTCCTGCACTTGGCCTTAGCCCGAAAAATCGGCCCGAGTCTGACGAAGAGGAGGAGAAGCAGGATAAGCAGGCTGACCCTGAAGTACAGGATAATCAGCAGGCTGACTCTGCTAACACCAGTTCTTCTGATGAAGGAAAAGAGGGAGAAACTGCTCGACAAGCCGATACTCCTCAAAAGAAGGATAAGCTAGCAGGTAAGTTTACCAGCCGTGCAGAGCTTGTCCGAGGGATTGACGAGATAGGTAAAAAAATAGGGAAAACCTTAGACCCCGATAAAGTACACTCTTCTACTGATAGTGAACTTGAAGAAGTCTATCAGGAACTAGAGCAGCAGATGGGTAAGACCTCTGATGTCGATAAAACCAGGCAAACTAATCAGAAGCTTCAGCAGGAAAACCAGGAGTTAAAAAATAAACTAAATCAATATCAAAAATATGCAGCTCAATTAAGCCAGCGTGTGAAGCAGGCTAACCAGAATATGCAGCAGCAACCACAGCAAACTCAGCAACAGCCCCAACAACAAACACAACAGCAGCCACAGCAAAGGCAGCCACGCCGAGACCCTCAAACCGGAAGGTTTATGTCGCCCCAACAGCAGCAACAACCTCAACAACAGCAGCAGCAACAGGGTCAGGCACAGGATAATCAAGGCAAGGCAAGCCAGGACATTGACCCCAAGAAATTCCGCAGAAAGCTAATGAGGAACCCTGTTGAAGCCGTCCAGGAGATAATGCAAATGACTGATGCTCAGCAGCAGCAGGTCAGGCAGCAGATGTCTCCCCAGGATAGAAGCATGTTAAATCAACAGCAGCAGATACATCAGGGGCAACCCCCTCAACAGCAGCAACAACCGCAGCAGTCAGCTTATGAACAACAACAGCAGGAACAGTATGCTAAACATTATAGAAAACAACTCGATGAAATTAAGCAGGAGTTTGGCGAAGATGCTGTAAATGACCCTGAGACCAAAAAACACATCATGCAGTATATGGCACGCAATCCACACAAACGCAATCCGATATTATTCCCGAACAATGTCAAAGAGGCTTTTCAGTATGCCAGAAGCCGTTTACAGCAGAAAAATAATCAGCAAAGCCAAACTCAGCAGCAGCAACCGCAGCAGGATAATCAAAATCAAACAAATCAAGCCGATATTAAAAAAGCCGCCCAGCTGGGAAAATCCAGTGGCCGAAATATCAGGCGACAAGCCGAGCCTGACGAAGCTGAAGCTATAAAAAGTAAAATATTCGGCAAAAAGGGTGGTATATTCGGCAACTAAACTAAGGAGTGAAGATTAATGGCTAAAAATATATGGGAAGGCAGTGATGGCTCTCCTATAACTTCATTTAATATTGATACTGATAGGCGAGATTTGAATGTAGCCAACGAAATACTGGAGCTTGAGCCCAGTGAGACGCCGTTTCTCGTTATAGGGCAGAGGGCTTCCACCGGTACAGCTCAAAGTCTCGAAGAAACATGGTTCGATGATGAGCTGGCACCCTGGTGGACAGAAGCAGATTCTACCTATGATGATGGAGAAACCGAGATTGAGCTCAAGGACGCCAGTATTTGCAAGCCCAAAGACCTCTTGAAGAACGCAGCCACCGGAGAAGTTATGTTCGTTGAAAGTATTTCCGGTGATACTGTTACGGTTAAGAGGGAGTACGGTGATGAAGACAGCAGCGGTGGAACCAGCGAACAGGATATTACCGCTGATGATAACATCTTCCGTATGGGTAATGCGATGGAAGAAGACTCCACTGCTCCGGAGTCCAGGGCAACTCAGCCTACCAAATACTACAATTATATTCAGGTCTTCCGTACTACCTTTGAGGGCGGCATTGAAGAGCTGAATGAGCCCAAAGAAACCAACGAAGATGAACGCACCAGAAAACGCCGGAGAAAAGCCGTAGAGCACAGGCTTGACCTGGAAAGGGCACTTATTCACGGTGAAAGGAACGAGCATATCTCTGATAAGAGGAGGCTGGTTGGTGGTTTATTCCAGTTCCTTGATGACCAGTATGAGGATATTGGTGGCGAACTTACTGAAGAAAAGTTTGAAGAGGCTCTTGAGGAAGCCTTCCAGTACGGCACTAAAGAGAAGATACTTATTACTTCTCCTCGTGTCGGCTCTGAAATTAACCTGTTCGCCAGAGATAGAATTGAAACCCGTTCCGGTGAAGATTTCTATGGCCTCAAGATAGGAGAATATATCAGTTTCCACGGCACGCTTTATATCACCACTTCTCACATGTTTGAGAAGGATTATCGTAATAAAGCCGTTATCCTGGACATGAGAAATATTGATATTCTCCCCTATGCCGGCTACAACACGACCCTGAGAACTAACCTACAAACTAACGATAGACTTGGCTGGTTAGATGAATACCTGACCATGCTGACTCTTCGTGTAAGGCTGGAGAAGACTCACAAGGTTCTTGAAGGTATTACCTTCGAGTAAGTTTAGCTTGATATGGGAGCACAGAGAGGGGTTAATAGCCCCTCTCTAAAACTATAAAGGAGGCAATAAAAGTGTCTGAAGAAAAAAATGCTAATGCTGAAAAAATTATGGAAAATTTAGAAGAGGTAGAAGAGGAACTGGCTGAAGAGAAGGTTGAGGAACAGGTAGAAGAAAATGATAATGATATTCAAAAATGCATAGGTTTTACTGTCAGCAACGATAAGTGTAAAAATGTTGCGACCTTCCCTGAAGATAACCCTCTCTACTGTCACCATCACAAGCACCAATTTCAGGAGAAAGACCTGGAGAAGAAGGATACTGAAGACTTAAAGAATTTTATCGGACAGAAAAAACATGTATTTGCTTCTCAGCACCTATCACATATCCTTTTTATTGACTGCCCGGCTTTTTCAGAAAAAGGTTTTATCAGGATTGAGTTTGAAGGTGGCAGATATGAGACTAATAACGATAAAATTGCCGAACTTATTATGAAACAAATGCGTGAAGACGATAATTTAAACAGAAAGCTCACTAAAGTACAATAATAGGGTCAACTTCTCCCCCCTAATCAAAAACAAGATTAGGATGAGGTTTCCTTGCTATAAATTCGATGAATATCGCAAAGTCTTTAAATAAGAGGAGGGCAATTAAATGACCCTTCAGGATTATATCGACCAGGTTAGACGAGTGTTAGACGAGCACGACACCGATATAAGTTTCTGGGAAGACGACGAGCTTATAGACTGGCTGGAAGAAGGCCACAAAGAAGTCGCTAGAAGGGCAAAGCATTTAACATCAAGGCGGTATATAGAACCAGTAGAGCAGGAATATTATGTTTTACCTGATGATTTTGTAGAATTATTGAAGGTTAGATATGGGCAAAAATGGCTGAATGAGGTACCCTTAGAAGAAGACGGACAATCAGAAGGTTATTATACCTGGGGCGATAGGCTATTTTTGAGCAAAATAGAAGGCGGAAAGATATTAATATATTATTATAGGCTACCTGATAGAGAACTATCAGAAGAAAGCGATATGCCGGAGATACCAAAAGCCTACGAAACTATACTAATACCATTCGCTCTTGCAAGGAGTTTTCAGAAAGACAAAAAGATGGATTTGGCCCAGCTTAATATGCAGGAGTATCAGGAAAGATTAGTGGGCATGAGAAGGAACCTCGATAACAGGCCGTACAGAAGACAATGGATAGTAAAGAGGCGATAAATCTATGGCATGGGAAAAAGAAAGCCAAGACTGGAACAAAAAAAGAAGGGCAGGCGTAGTTTATTCAATCTCTCCATTTTTTGGTGGCGTATTTAGAAAATATGACGAATGGGAAAAAGAAGATAAAAAAAATACAGAGTGGTCTAAGGAGTGAAAAAACAATGGCAACAGAGTTTGATAAAAGTAAACACAGAAGAGTGTTAACTGACCAAAACGGGAATCCTATTCCACAGGTCTATGACAAAGAGGCCAATAATGGAGAAGGGGGATTCGTTCCTTTAGAGGCAGCAACTTTTTCTAATGTTATTGATGGAACAGGTATAGATATAGCAACAGAGGAAACTCTGTCGACTAAATTGACTAGTTTAGAAACTAAAATGGACACAATTCTCAATGATGGAGTGAAACAGACTGGGAGTATTGACGCAGAAGGAAATCAATTAAGAGCAGTTACAAATAGAGAAATATGGAGTATTGGAGGGTTTTCTGGAAGGTGTTACGCAGTAACATTTTCCCCGAATGGTCAACATGTAATTGGTAGTGGTTATAATGATGGTGAATTAAAATTATATAATGTAGAATTAGGGAAATTAGAATGGGAAGTTACACCAACAGGTAGTACAATAGACAGTGTATCCTATTCCCCTTGTGGAAATTATATAGCTACTGGAAGCCGTGATAATACTGTAAGGCTATTAAATGCTAATGATGGAACAGAGGGATGGGAATTTGATGGACATACAGATGATGCTTTGAGTGTATCCTATTCCCCTTGTGGAAATTATATAGCTACTGGAAGTGCTGATAATACTGTAAGGCTATTAAATGCTGATGATGGAACAGAGGGATGGGAATTTGATGGACATACAGATGATGCTTCGAGTGTATCCTATTCCCCTTGTGGAAATTATATAGCTACTGGAAGCCGTGATAATACTGTAAGGCTATTAAATGCTAATGA